GGTTCAGAGGGTTGGCAACTGACCCGGGTGTGCAGCGTAAAGCACCAAGAGCAGTTATCCGGCGGGCAGGGACCGCGGTCGGAAAAACAATTTGAATGGACTCGTACCGCGCCAGTAGCGCCGAAAAGTCAGCTTCCTTCACGTACACAGGATTGAAGGAAGGCGAAGGAGCGCATTACTGAAAAGCCCGGCGAGCTGCCGGGCTTTTTGGAATGCCTGCCAGATGTCTTCTCGAACCTCATGGAAACCAGCAGGCCGAGGAGGTTGGAAAGAGCAGCCGGGCTCTCCGGCAAACCGTCTGTTCAGTCGTCTCGCACTGACAGACATCTACAAGCCGAGTTCGCTTTAGAACCGCTCATAAGGAAAATGGAATGAATCGATATGCACTGACATTGTATGTGATGGGTTACACCGTCGTTCTTCAGGTGCTGGACACTGAGGGGGAACCGCCAGCCGTCCCGGCTGCTGAGCCGAATGCCGGCTGGCGGAACATCACCGGTAACGACGCTGTGCAACCGGGGATGAAGTGGCAGTTTGGGCCTGCCGGCGAAGAGTATCTTGAGACAACTGCCGCAGAGCAGGAGCTGTTCACCAACGGTCGCATGCAACAGCGATTTGACGACGCCAAGCGCTGGCTGGACTTCAACCCTCTGCAATACAAGCTGGATCTGGGAGTCGCCACTCCGGCGGATGAGGCGGCACTGGTTGCCTACAAGCAGTATTTCATTGCGTTGAGTGAAGCGAAAAACAACGCAGTGTTTCCGCAGATCAATTGGCCGGTTGCTCCTTTCTGATTCGCGGCGCCGATCCACTCCCGGCTCCGGGAATGCATTGCTGAAAAGCCTGGCCCTGGTGCCGGGCTTTTTGGAATGCCTACCTCAAGAGAAACCGTTTGAACCAAACACATACCACTCATCCATCACACCAGGAGGCGTGACATGACAAACGAGCAACAAGCGTTGGCGGACATGCCGATCTGGCTGGTCATCCTCCTCGCCGTGGTGGGCGGGGTGTCCGGCGAAATGTGGCGCGCCGACAAGGAGGGCGCTCGTGGCTGGTCATTGCTGCGGCGTCTGGCCCTGCGCTCCGGCGCCTGCATGATCTGCGGCGTGTCGGCGATCATGCTGCTTTACGCCGCCGGGCTGTCGATCTGGGCGGCCGGCGCCTTCGGTTGCCTGACTGCCATGGCCGGGGCCGATGTGGCCATCGGTCTGTACGAACGCTGGGCCGCCAAGCGCATCGGCGTTTGCGAAGTTCCCCCGCCGCGCGACCCACAGTAACCCTTCACTTTCTTGCCTCGATGCAACTGATGCGGCGGGGCTGCGCGTGGACATTTGAAAAGGAGGTCATGCATGCCCGCACCGATCCAGCAGCCTTCGCAGCTGTTCACGGCGATGGCAACAACCTTGCGCAACAGCGCCGGCCTGAATCTGCAGGTTGGCAATCACGACGACTTCACAACACCCGGTGCTCAGGCCTGGGCATTGATCGACTTTGATCGCAATGCACAGGGAGTGCGCTCCGCTGATGGGCGCATTGCTCATGTCATGACGGTGTCGCTGCAAGTCATTCCGGCACTGTCCGCCAGTGCATTTGCCGCCTGCGATCTGATCGCCATGCTGAAAAACCTGATCACCGACAACCGTTGGGGCCTGCCCGGCGCTCAATGTGATCTGCCGATGAACATTGATGGTCTGCCGTCAGTGCTCACACGCGCCGACCAGCAATACAAGGCGTGGACCCTGACCTTCACCCAGACCCTCTATCTCGGCCCGACCTTGCTCGACGACCCGCTCGGTACGCCGAAATTCGCCCGTACCTGGGAAGTCAACGATATCGACGACCCCGACCAATACACCGCGCTGGAGGCCTGATCGATGTTCGACGCATTACTGCGCATGCAACTGGGGCCGATCATCGAGCGGCTGGCCGAGATGGAAGCCGAGATCGATGACCTGCACCGCCGCGCCGAGAGTTTCTGTCGCATCGGCGTCTGTCAGGCAGTCGATGCTGCGAGCAACACTTGTCAGGTCAGCCACGGTGGACTGCTGACGCCGGCCATCAAGTTCTTCAACCCGAGCGCCGGAGCGCAGAGCGAATCGCGGATTCCGAGCGTGGGCGAGCAGTGCCTGCTGCTCAACTACGGCAGCGGTGAAAGCGGCGCGCAAAGCGTGGCGTTGTTCGGTTTGAACAGTGACCGCTTTCCACCGACGGCAACGGTACCGACGCTGACGCGCCGGGTGCACGTCGACGGCACTGAAAGCGGCTACGACGACGCCACGCACACCTTGCATTGGCAGAACGGCCCGGCCGCATTCAGTGGCTCTCGCGAATCGCTTGCACTGAGCATCGGCCCGGCGCAACTGACGATGACGCCACAGCTGATCAGCCTGCAACTCGGCGCCGTCGGCCTGAGCATCGACGCCTCGGGCGTGCACTTCAGCGGCCCATTGGTGGATCACCAGGGCCGCGTCATCAGCCCCTGAATCAAGAGCTTCCCATGATCGGAATCGATAGAGACTCCGGGGCCACGGTCGACGACTGGCTGCAGTTCGTGCAGCGCGCGACCCGGGCCCTGACCACGCCGCTGGGCACCCGGCAAAAAAGGCCCCTTTATGGCTCGCTGATCCCCACGTTGCTGGGGCAGAACCTCGGTGACGACGTTCTGCTCCTGGCCCAGAGCCACGCGGCTCAGGCGTTCTACAACACGCAGAACGGGATCAGTGATTTTCAGCCGAGCGTGATCGTCGCCAGCCGTCACGGCGCCGGCCTGCTGCTGCGTTTCGCCGGCACCTGGAAAAACCGTCAACAGACATTCGAGGTCGTGACATGAGCATGTTGATCCCCGGCCAGAACCAATTGGCCGAACCGGCGCTGATCACCGTCGACGCCTTCGAAGACTTGCTCGCCGAGTTCAAGACTTTCGTCGTCGAATACGTCGGCGCCCGGGCGCCGGACAGCGCGGCGAAACTCAAGACCAGCCTCGACAACGAGAGCGAGCTGCTGACCTTGGCGCTGGAAGCCTTCTGCGTGCGTCTGCAAACCCATGAACGCAAATACAACGCCCGCATCAAGCAGATGCTGGCGTGGTGGGCGACCGGCAGCAACCTCGACGCCCGCCTGGCGGACATGGGCCTGGAGCGCCAGTTGCTCGATGCGGGTGACCCGGCAGCCTTCCCGCCAATACCACCGATTTATGAAAGCGACGACGACGCCCGGTTGCGCTACTACCTGGCGCCGCACGCCCCGGCAGCGGGCTCGCGGATGCAGTATCGCCGCGAGGTGTTCACTCTCGGTGAACGGCCGACGGTGAAAGTCGAATCCACCGATGCTGGTGTGGTGAATGTCACCTACACCTTCAACCCTGATGGCCTCGCGGCACAGGTCAAGGACGGCAACGGTCGGCGTACTGCGCCGGGCGAAGTGCAAGTCACGGTGTTGTCGCGAGACGGCGATGGCACCCCGTCTGCAGCGCTGCTTGACGGTGTACGCCAGCACTTCGCCCGGCCCGATGTGCGGCCGGAAACCGACCTGGTCACGGTCAAGGCTGCCGACATTCAACGCTACAAGATTCGTGTGGTGGCGAAGATCAATTCCGGCCCCGATTCGGGCCTGACCAAAGTCGCCGCGCAGCAACAATTGCAGGCCTACGCCGACAGTTGTCATCGCCTCGAAGGGCGTGTCGACCCGAGCTGGATCGACTACACGCTGCACAGCGCTGGCGCCGTGCAACTGCAGATTCTTGAACCGCTGGCGCCGATCGTGACCACTGCGTTTCAGGCGCCGTACTGCACGGCGGTCGAGGTCGAGGTGCTGACGCTATGAGTGAGCCAACGCAACGCCCGACCTTGTTGCCGGCCAACAGTTCGGCACTCGAACGCGGACTGGATCTGGGCTTTGGCGCACTGCTTGATCGCATCGCGCCGCCGTTCCCCGAACTGATGAATCCGAGCGAAACACCGGTCGCATTCCTGCCGTATCTGGCAGCGGATCGCGGCGTCGCCGAATGGAGCACCAGCGCACCGGAAGTGGAAAAGCGCCTGACCGTCGAACTGGCCTGGCCCACCGCACGCCAGGCCGGTACTCGCAAGGCGCTGGAGAACGCAGCCAAGGGTTTGCAACTGCGCCCCGAAGTCCGCGCCTGGTACGAACAGACGCCGCTCGGCGTGCCTTACAGCTTCTCCGTGCGCGCCTTCAGCGAGCAACCCTACAGCGCAGAAATCGACGCCCGTCTCGACCGACGCCTGGCCGATGCCAAAAGCGAACGGGACATTCTTTCGGTGACGGTTGGCTTGAGCGCGTTCGGCAGTCATTGCATCGCCGCCGCGACCTTCTGCGGCGAACTGACGACGATCTATCCGGTGTTCATCGAAGGGCTCGAAACCTCGGGAGAGGCGTTCATGGCCGCCGGTATGTACACCGTCGAAACATCCACTATTTATCCTCAGGGGGCCTGAATGGCTGACTATTACACCCTGCTCACCAACGCAGGGATTGCCTACGAAACAGCGTGCAAGGCTGCGGGCGTGCCGATCAAGCTGACGCAGATTTCCGTCGGCGACGGCGGCGGCGCGGTCTACAACCCGGCGGCGACCGCCACCGCGCTGAAACGCGAAGTCTGGCGCGGGCCACTCAACGCACTGTTCCAGGACGAGAAGAACCCGAGCTGGCTGCTCGCCGAAGTCACCATTCCGCCGGATGTTGGCGGCTGGTATGTACGGGAAGCGGGACTGTGGACGGATACCGGGATTCTTTATGCCATCGTCAAATACCCGGAGTCGTTCAAGCCGGTTCTGGCCACGTCGGGCTCGGGTAAAGAGTTCTACATTCGCTCGATTTTCGAGACCAGCAATGCGTCGCTGGTGACGTTGCTGATCGATGACACGGTGGTCAAGGCCACCCGTGCCTGGGTGACAGGGTATGTGGCGGATGAGCTAGCGAAGCTTGATTCCAAGCAGTCTGTACGTGTTGCCACTACGAGCAATATCGTGCTGAAAGCTTCACAAACTATTGATGGTGTTGCAGTCGTTGCGGGAGACAGGGTGCTGGTTAAAAACCAGACATCAGCGAAAGACAATGGACTGTACGTTGTTGCAAATGAATTCTGGGTTCGCACAAAAGATGCCGACTCGGATCTCAACGTAACGCCAGGTCTTACCGTATCTATTGAGCAAGGCACCACTCAAGCCGACACGATCTGGCAGCTTGTTACCGATGCCCCTGTGCTCCTCGGCACTACTGCTTTGGTGTTTCAAAACATCACTTTCGGCTTTGCACCGCTGAGTTCTCCGGTGTTCTCCGGTAGCCCGACAGCGCCCACGGCCAACGTTTTTAGTAATGATGATGTTCTGGCAACTACTAAATTTGTTCAGCGTGCGCTGGGTAGTTACGCCGGCCAGACAAACTATGAAGCCAACACCCAATTGACAGTTGCCGACGTCGGGAAACTATCGATCTTCACCGCACCTGGTTTGACGGCGACACTTCCAGCCTGGGACAGCGTTCCTCCCGGGGGATTGGTTCATCTGACAAGCACTGGAGGGGTAACTGTCAAGACTCGGGCGGGGGAAACGTTTGGAGCAGTCAATACCACCAACTTGACCAGCGTTGTACTTCAACCTGGCAATTTTGCGGTTTTCCGACGCTTATTGTTGGGTCCCGGCTGGAGTTTGGACTCGGGGGATACTGCGCTGAAATATTCGCCGATGTTTGCCACCAACGGAGCAGTAACCGGATATATGAAACATCCGGGTGGAGCAATTGAGCAATGGGGGATCGGAACGACCGATGCTGAGGGCTATGTTTACATCACCTATCCATTGGCGTTCCCTACGGCCATGCGCTCAATCAGTTGTCTTCATATGGGTTCCATGGGATTGATGAGCTGTGTTGTTTACAACTCTATCCAGAAGACCGGATGTACTCTTCGAGTTCAAAACGGCAGTAACGGGACTCTGGCCACTTGGGCAGTTTACTGGCGAGCAATAGGGGTTTGAGCATGACAGAGATTATTTTATTTAGCCCCAGCACATGCGGTGCTTACCTTCCTGACGTCCACGAACTCGATATTCCAGACGATGTGGTACCCGTATTCCTGCGTAATTGGGAGGCGCTGCTGAACGAGTTGGCAACAACACCAAAAAAAATCGGAGCGGGACCTGATGGTCAGCCAATTCTGGTCGAGCCTCCGCCGTTTGACAGAGCGACTTTGCAGTCCATAGGCCTCGAATGGCGCAACGCGCAGTTGGCATCAACCGATACTCTTGTTGCAAGGCATCGAGACGAATTGGAAGGAAGCGGCCTTACTACGCTAACTGCTGTGCAGTACTCCGATTTACAAATGTATCGGCAGCAGCTACGTCAGTGGCCGCAGAGGGAGGAATTTCCTTCGATTCAATATCGCCCCCAATTGCCTGATTGGTTGAGTGAAAGGACCTGATAGACGCCCCGCACCCCGGGGCGTTTTCTTTCCCGCAAAAAACAATTCAACACCCGCCAAAGCCCCTCCCCACGAGGGGCTTTCCCGTTTATGGAGAAACGAAAAATGGCAACCCGCCAAACCTACACCGTGCTCGTTCCATTCCCCACCGGCGGTGGGCACTGGTCGAGCGTCGGTCAAGACCTTGATCTGCTCGACGTCGAGGCCAGTGCGCTGCACAGCGCCGGTCGTCTGGAACTGAAAACACCCTCCACCCAGGCCAAAAAGGCCGCTGCCAAGAAGGCTGACTAACCATGGCTGAGGTTTTGAACTTCGAGCACAACGGCATTACCGTCAATGCCACTGAATCCCCCGAGGCCATGGGTGGCCTGGGTGACAACATCATCGGTCTGGTCGGCACCGCGCCGAAGGCTGATCCGCTGATTCCGCGCAACGCACCGTTCCGCATCAACAGCTTCACCACCCACGCGCTGCTCGATCCGACCGGCGCCGAAGAGGGCACGCTGTATCACGCCGTCTACCAGATTCTGAAAGTGGTCAAGGTGCCGGTGTACGTGGTGATCGTCGAAGCGGGCGCGACTCCGGCCGACACCGTTAACGCAGTGATCGGCGGTGTTGATCCAACCACCGGCCGCAAGCTCGGTCTGGCCGCACTCGGCAGCGTCCCGGAAGACCTGACCATCATCGGCGCGCCGGGCTTCACCGGCACCAAAGCGGTGGCCAGCGAGTTCGCCTCGTTCGGCAAACGCATCAAGGCCCGCGTGGTGCTGGACGGCAAGGACGCCTCGGTCGCTGATCAAGTGACTTACAGCCAGGAACTGGGTGGCGCCGACCTCGGTTTCGACCGTTGCCTGGTGGTGCACAACATGCCGGCGGTGTACTCGAAAGCGGCGAAGAAAAATGTGTTCCTCGCGCCGTCCAGCCTGGCGATCGCCGCGCTGGCCAAGGTCAAGCAGTGGGAGAGCCCGGGCAACCAGGTGACCTACGCCGAAGACGTGTCCCGCGTCGTTGAATACAACATCCTCGACACCTCCACCGAAGGCGATCTGCTCAACCGCTACGGTGTCAGCTATTACGCCCGCACCGTGCTGGGCGGCTTCTCGCTGCTGGGTAACCGCTCGATCACCGGCAAGTTCATCAGCTATGTCGGCCTCGAAGATGCGATCAGCCGCAAGCTGGTCAAGGCCGGCCAGAAAGCCATGGCCAAAAACCTGACCAAGTCGTTCATGGATCAGGAGGTCAAGCGCATCAACGACTGGCTGCAGACCCTGGTCGCCGACGAAACCATTCCTGGCGGCAGCGTCTATCTGCACCCGGAACTCAACAGCGTCGAGAAG